GTATTGCTCCTCAAGTGGGCACTATCTATGTATTAGGATCATGGTACGGCAATCTCGGTGTGTTATTAGAATTGGATCCTGTAATCAAATATAAAAAATTAATCAATGTAGAAACTGATCAAAAGTTTTTACAAGCCAGTCGACGCATACACAATTATTTAGGCATGAGCAATACTGAATACATGCTTGCGGATGCCAATAATTTAGATTATCGTCAATTAGGCAACAACGGTGTTGTTGTTAATACCAGCTTGACAGACATGCCGGGCCAAGCCTGGTTTGATAATATACCCGCAGGAACCTTGGTTGCGATGCAGAGCCGAGACCACGATCCTGGCAATGCCGCACACAGCACACAGGATATAGTAGATCAGTATCCATTGTCCAAAGTGATTTATAGCGGCGAACTCAAATTAAAAGATCCTGAAACTGAATATACCCGCTATATGGTCATTGGTATCAAGTAGCGTAGCGAATATTTTTTTACAACACGAAACACGATAAGTAATCGTATATGCATGTCGACACCCTGAAATTTTACAAATATAGTCCGGTCAAAAAACCCAAATACAAAGGAAAATTTTGTCGCATGCCGTTTGATGCTTTGCAAATCGACGAAGACGGTGATGTGCAGTTGTGCGATTGTCAAGCATTTATGCCTTACACCATTGGCAACATTTACAAAAATAGTCTACAAGACATTTGGTCAAGTGAAGCGGCCGACCGTGTAAGACAATCAATTGCCAACGAAGAGTTTACCTATTGTAGTTGGTCCTGTGCCCACTTAGCGACCTTACCCGATCGTCCGCTTGTGTTGCCTGCCGCTCGAGATTTTCCAAAAACTATTAAGTTAGACATGGATCGAAGTTGCAATTTGAAATGTCCCAGTTGTCGAGAAGACGTTATCATTGAAAAACATTCAGACAACATCAATAAACAAATCGAAATGTATGAAAGTATAAAACAATGGGGACTCATCAATCCTGACAAAGTTATACACCTGATTCCAGTAGGAAGCGGTGAAGTTTTTGCCAGCCATAGTGGATTAAATTTTTTAAAGTCGTTACAAGATTACCCTTACAACAATCTCAAGTTAGATATTACTACCAACGGAACGTTGATCTATCGCAATCAAGAACTGCTTAATAATATTAGCCATCTAATTGATTCTTTTGCTATCAGTATTGATGCCAGCACACCTGAAACTTATGCTCGCGTCAGAGGAGGAGACTGGAATGAATTATTATTGGGATTAGATTTTGTAACAAACAATTTTAAAAAACCTGCGTTGTTTAGATTCTGTATACAAAAAAACAATTACCACGAAATTGAATCGTTTGCCAATTTTGCTAGTCAATATCGAGCCAACATAAATTATCAAAAAATTGCAGATTGGGGACACTGGAACATAGCCTGGTGGCACGACAATAATGCCTTGGACAGAACCAAACCCACGTTCGATTTGGTGATTGACAGTGTTGCTCAAGTAAAAGCTCAGTATCCAGGAAAACTATCATTGGCTGCAGAAATTAGTAAATATTTAGAACAACGTAAAGAATCACCTTAGGACCGCAACTTGTTGCGAGGTGGGCCGGGTGCTGGCCTAGTGTAACGATTCGCTACCGTGAAACTTAAAGTGACCATTTTTAAGCAATAAGTAACAGATGTCAACCAACAGACTCTATCGAAAATCCAATCAAATGCTAGTGCCGTTGCCAGAGGAAGGAACACAAGATCGTATTCCTTCTTTTACTGGCTACGAATGGATTAAACAATTACCCGATAAAAAGATCTATTTTGCATTATTTCAACGTTGGCCGAGCTGGCCAACTGCAACTCGTCCGGTTCAACATCTACCAGCCGGGTACGATTATTATATCGTAAGTTTTCATCTAGAAGCCGTAGATATAGCCTGGTTACAAAAACAACAAGTAACAGGGCCAATTATTGTATTAGCTGATGGGCAAAGTTATAATTTTAAAATTCCAGGGGTCCATTTTTTACCATTTTTTTATTGGCATCATCAGTTAAGTCAAATGATTGAATGGTTTGGTGTTGAAGAAAAAACAAATCCTAAGTATAAATTCAGCGCAGTATGTAATCGCATAAGTCAAAGCAAACTTTGGATAACTACTAAATTATTAGACGTCGCTAGAGAATCATCGTTAATAGTGTTGAATTCTTGGTTGGAAGAAAAAAATGTTCATGGATGGCAACCGACTGGAAACGCTAAGTTAGATCAACTGACACAACTGTTTCGTGATCAATATCTTGGTCAAGAAATAAAAATTGATAATTTTTATAATGCTATCCGTACTGAACGTGTCCACACGCTAACAGGAAATCCGTGGCAATCATTGTACCAAGATTGTGCCATTCTTTTTACCAACGAAAGTTTTCACTACAGTGGTATGGTTGAAAACGGGCAACAATATATTTGGCCAGGTCCATTTCTTACAGAAAAAACTTTAACATGCCTACTAGGTGGCACAGCATTTATACCGGTAGGCCAATTTGAAACGTATCGCACTTTAGAAAATTTAGGATTACAATTTGATTATGATTTTGACACTGCCTGGGATTCAGACCCGGGTAATATATCTAGAGCAGAAAGTATCATCAATTTGATTGATGAGTTGAATCAATACAGTGTAGAACAACTAGTAAATAAAACACAAGATAGTAGCAGATACAATCAAAATCATATCCTGTCTGGTAAATTCTTTGATCAATGCCAACAAAAAAACGAAGAGTCAATTGTCCGAATCTTTGACTTAATCAGTTGACTTTCCAAAATAATCGTGTATAATAATAAGACTTACACAGGAGAATATAATGTCCAATAGTAGAATTTTTAGCGGTGCAGAACAGTCCAAACTTACACAGGTCATCAATGAAGGCATGCAGGTTATGATGGAAATTGAAACCTTAACAGGAGGTCTCAACGACACAGTCAAAGCCATTGCCGAGGAAATGGATATCAAACCCAACGTGCTTAAAAAAGCCATCCGCTTGGCACACAAGGCTGAATTTGGTCGTGAACAACAAGATCACGAATTGTTAGAAACAATTCTGACCAGCGTGGGCAAGACTCTATAAATATTGTTTTACAACAATCGAGTCGTTCCCGTAAGGAACATGAATCATGGCTAACCGGCCATAAACGGAGAAAAATTTGAGTTATGTAGATGCACTATTTGATCGTGAACACGATCGTATTCATGTAGTTGAACGGAAAGATGGCCGCAGAGTCTATCAGGAATATCCGGCCAACTACATTTTTTATTACGAGGATCCTCGTGGTAAATTCCAAAGCCTATTCGGCACACCTGTTTCAAGATTCAGCACTCGCAACAACAAAGAGTTTCGCAAAGAAATTCGTATACAGTCAGGCAAGCAACTGTATGAGAGTGATATCAATCCAATTTTTCGTTGTTTAGAAGAAAACTACAAAGGACAAGATGGTCCTCGACTTAATGTAGCATTTTTCGATATTGAAGTAGACTTTGATCCAGATCGTGGCTTCTCTCCAACAACAGATCCATTCAATGCCATCACTGCTGTTTCAGTTTATCTGCAATGGCTAGAGCAAATGGTCACTTTGGTTGTTCCACCCAAACACATGAGTCGTGAGACTGCGGATGAAATTGCCCGAGAGTTTGAAAACTGCGTTGTGTTTGATCGAGAAGAAGAAATGTTAAAAACATTCTTGGATCTCATCGAAGACGCTGATGCAATATCGGGCTGGAACAGTGAGGGGTATGATATTCCTTATACTGTAAATCGTGTTACCCGTGTTCTTAGCAAAGACGACACCCGTAGATTTTGCTTGTGGAATCAATATCCTAAGAAGCGTGTGTTTGAACGCTTTGGGGCTGAAAATGAAACCTATGACTTGATTGGTCGTGTGCATATGGACTATATGCAACTGTATCGCAAATACACTTATGAAGAACGGCATAGTTATAGTTTGGATGCCATTGCTGAATACGAACTACAAGAAACCAAGACAGTGTTTGAAGGCACTCTGGATCAGTTGTATAATCAGAACTTTAAAAAGTTCATTGAATACAACCGTCAAGACACAATGATTTTAGCCAAACTAGATAAAAAATTAAAGTTCTTAGATCTTGCTAATACCTTAGCACATGAAAATACTGTGCTACTACAAACTACTATGGGTGCTGTGGCTGTGACTGAACAGGCCATTATTAACGAAGCACATGAACGTGGCATGGTCGTACCCAACCGCAAAGAACGCTACAGTGACGAAGACACTCAGGCCGCTGGCGCTTATGTTGCATTTCCGAAGAAAGGCATACACGAGTATGTAGGATCAATAGACATCAACAGTTTGTATCCTTCGGCAATTCGTGCGCTGAATATGGGTCCAGAGACTATTGTGGGACAACTGCGCCCTATCATGACTGATCGGTATATCGGTGAAAAGATGCGTAGTGGTTCGAGTTTTGCCGCGGCATGGGAGGGTTTGTTTGCCACCTTGGAATATACCGCAGTGATGGAAATGCAAGCCGGCACAGAAATTACCATAGACTGGCAAGATGGCGAAGAGAGTATTCACAGTGCCACCGATGTATGGAAGATAATTTTTGACAGTAACCGTCCGTGGATGCTCACTGCCAATGGCACTATCTTTACTTTTGAGAAAGAAGCAGTTATTCCCGGCTTGCTAAAACGTTGGTATGCTGAACGTAAAGAAATGCAGGCCCGACTTAAAGAATGCAAAAACCCAGAAGATGAAGAATATTGGGACAAACGTCAGTTGGTCAAGAAGATTAACTTGAACAGTTTGTATGGTGCGATTCTTAACCCGGGCTGTAGGTTCTTTGACAAACGTATTGGACAGAGTACGACCTTAACTGGTCGTAGTATTGCCCGACACATGGATGCCTATGTAAATGAATGTATCACTGGCAAATATGACCATGTGGGCGAAGCAATCATTTATGGTGACACAGACTCATGTTATTTTACAGCATATCCAGTATTGCAAAAAGAAATAGAAGCAGGCACTATGTCTTGGAATCGAGAAATTGCCGTTCAACTGTATAACAGTATTGCCGATCAAGTCAATGATAGCTTTCCAGGTTTTATGGAAACTGCATTCCATGTGCCACGTGAGATGGGCAGTGTTATCAAAGGTGGTCGTGAGATTGTAGCCAGCAAGGGCTTGTTTATTACCAAGAAGCGGTATGCTGTTATGTATTATGACAAAGAGAATAAACGTGTAGACACACACGGCAGTCCCGGCAAAGTCAAGGCCATGGGTCTTGATCTTAAAAGATCAGATACACCCAAAGTTATTCAAGAATTCCTAAGTCAAATTCTCAACGAGGTACTACTTGGTACAAGTCGTGAAGATATCATTGAAAAAATTCGCGAGTTTAAATACGTATTCAAAGAGCGGCCAGGCTGGGAAAAAGGTAGCCCCAAGCGTGTAAACAACTTGACCAAGTATGGCAAAGAAGAAGAGCGCCTGGGCAAAGCCAACATGCCAGGACATGTGCGAGCTGCATTAAACTGGAACAATCTGCGTAGGATGAACGGCGACAAGTATAGTATGCAAATTATAGATGGCATGAAAACTATTGTATGTAAGTTGAAACAAAATCCACTGGGATGGACCAGTATTGGTTATCCCACAGACGAAACACACCTACCACAATGGTTTAAAGAACTTCCGTTCGCTGACAGCGAAATGGAGGCCACTGTAGTAGATCAAAAATTAGATAACTTGTTAGGTGTATTAGAGTGGGACTTGGCCAGTGCCACCAATACAGAAAATACTTTCCAAACATTGTTTGAGTGGTAATATGAATTTAACTGAATTAATACGTCTACATAATCATTTAGAAGAGTTGACTATGCAAGATCTTCAATATGAATCTAGTAATAGATTCGAGTTGATCATTGATCGTGTTGACGTACCACAAGCCGGGGTTGATTCAGGATTTCAACAAAGACTCAAAGAAAAAAATCATGCATTACAATCAGTATTTGTCAGCATTGACAAAGAATTAATAGACTTAAAATCCGAAGTAAAACAATTAATTGCTGAACAAGGACAAACGTGGCTACATCGAAATTATACCGAATATGAAAGATACTTAGAAACTGGCTATGCACAAACAGAAGAATATTTAGGATTGCATCGTAATAAACCATTGCGAAGAGATGCTGACACAGAATCAGCGTTAAAGAGTCGCGTAGCTAATTACTGCGATTGGAAACACCCGTCGATGATTATACATCCAATGCTGGAGCCATTTATACATGAAATGACAGCAAGCGATCCATTGTATCTAGTAGATGAAAGTCATTATTTGTTGGATCCTGTAATACAACAATTTAATCCAGTGTATCAAAACAGAGTACGACCTTATGTGATTAAAGAATCATTCAATCACCCGGTCCTAAATCGATTGCCTGACCAACAAATTGGGTTCTGTTTAGTATATAACTATCTAGACTATCGCCCGTTTGAATTGGTAAAAATATATCTTGAAGAAATCTATCAAAAATTGTTGCCAGGCGGCGTGTTGGCTATGACATTCAACGATTGTGATCGTCATCAGGCTATGCAGGCAGTTGAACAAGGCATCACTGGTTACACACCAGGATCGTTGGTTAGAGGCTGGGCCAACTATCTAGGATTCGAAGAAGTATTTTGTCACCAAACTGGTGGCGCTAGTGTATGGATAGAATTTCAAAAGTCAGGCCAGTTATCATCACTGCGTGGTGGTCAGAGCCTGGCAAAAATATTACCTAAACCCGTTGCAAAATCTAAATAAACCCAGTATAATCAAACACAAGGAGAAATATATGAAAGATCATTTACTAGACCTAGTAGAACACACATTGAAATTGGGTTGTATCGACCTGGTTAAAATCACAGGCGATGCTAAAACAACCGATATCTTTGGTGTAGCCGAGGATCGTAGCGTAGTGGTAGAGGGCAAGTATGCCAACCCAGTTCCAGAATTTATTGGCCTGTTTGGCATGCCAAACTTGGCAAAACTTAACATTCTTTTAAATCTTCCAGAATACAAAGAAGGTGCCGAGCTCAGTGTTACAAAAAAAGCCACAGGTGAACCCGACGGCATTAGTTTTCAGAATGCCACCAAGGATTTTAAAAACACCTATCGTTTTATGGCCAGTGAGATTGTAACTGAAAAGGCCAAGACAGTTAAATTTAAAGGTGTTAATTGGCATATCGAATTTGAACCCACTGTGGCCGCTATTCAACGCCTTAAAATGCAGGCACAAGCCAATGCCGAGGAAGTCAACTTTCAGGCCAAAACTGAAAACGGCGATCTAAAGTTTTTCTTTGGTGACCATAGCACACACGCTGGCAACTTTGTATTTCAACCCGGTGTAAGCGGAACACTCAAACGCACATGGTCATGGCCCATTAAAACAGTTATCAGTATTTTGGATCTAACCGGTGACAAAGTTATGCGTATCAGTGATGATGGTGCTGCGCAAATCACAGTTGATTCAGGATTGGCCACTTACACTTACATTATTCCAGCACAAAGCAAATAATGCAACAGAATCTAAATGCCTATAATCCAAGCCGTTTTGAAGAATACTTCACAACAACAGATTTGTATACAAAGTTAAAACAAGATTTTGATATATGCAGATTTGGTAGAGACCACAATATTATACGTAGGAATATGACTCCTAGGCAATTTGTAACTCAACGTCAATTTTCGGTCATTCCTTTTTATTATTTAAAATTTTTAACCGATCAAAATCCAACTGAGATATACGATTTAGGATGTGGTTGGAATATTTTTAAAAAATACATTCCTAATATTATTGGTGTAGGTGAAGAATCCTTGGATTCTGGCAGATACTATGGAGACGTGCCTGGAAAAGTGGACAATGACTTTTTGCAATCCCATCAAAATTATTTTGAATCGGTGTTTGCAATAAACTCATTGCATTTCCAACCGTTAAGTCAAATAAGAAAAATTGTTTTAGATTTTATATCAATGATCGCTCCAAATGGTCATGGCTTTCTGACTCTAAATTTAATAAGAATGTTGGAAAAAGATTTTGAAAAATTTAAAAATTATACCATACCGGAACTTGAAAATTTTGTAAGAACCGAACTTAGTTTTATCAATGCTGAATACTTGGTATTTGATGTAGATCTTGATGATCCTGAGTATGGGATTGACAACGGTATGGATGGTAATATAAGATTAGTATGTCGCAAGATAACTTAACCGCCAAGCAAAACGATTACGCTGTATTCTTACCAGCTATATCAGGATTCTACGCCACCTATATAGGCAAACAGCGTGATCCTGTAAACGGTCCTTATGTAGATCCTGCCCGTATGCCTGCTGGACTAAAGGATATGGAACAGATGAACTGGCTCAATAGCACCAAAGGACTATTTCCATACCGGTGGTCGTTATACTCAGGTGGTCATGCTAATTTGGATCTTACCCGGCAGGACTGGAGTGAGGACATGGTTCGTGGCCGCGAAGCCGGCACAGTGATGTTGGGGGACTCGGGTGGATTCCAAATTGCCAAGGGCCTATGGGAGGGCGAGTGGCGCGATCCGACTAGTCCAGAAGTCGTCGCTAAGATGGCTGAACTCCGAGCTAAGGGCATTGAACATGTGCCGGATCTCAAGCCAGATGGCACTGCCAAGCACGACAAGAATGGTAATACCAAGTATGTCAAGATCGATCATGCAAAAAATTATCAAAACTTGTTGGATGCCGCACAGAAGAAACGTGAAGCAGTGCTCAAATGGTTGGATGGAATTGCCAATTACGGTATGACCTTAGATATTCCAACTTGGGTTATACATGACAAAAATGCCAGCGACAAGTGCGGTATTACTACCTTAGAAGAAGCAGTAGCGGCCACCAGGTATAACAACGACTACTATATGCGTCATCGTAAGGGTGCCAAGAACGGTGGCATGAAAGTGCTCAACGTGTTGCAAGGTGCCAATCATGCCGATGCCGATCGTTGGTATGAAACAATGAAACACTATTGTGACCCTACTTTATATCCAGACACACACTTTGATGGGTGGTCGATGGGTGGTCAGAACATGTGTGATGTTCACTTGGTTTTACGACGTTTAGTGGCATTGCGCCATGATGGGTTGCTACAAGAAGGTATTCATGATTGGATGCATTTCTTGGGCACAAGTAAACTAGAGTGGGCAGTCCTGCTCACAGACATTCAACGTGCTGTGCGTAAATATGTCAATCCAAATTTCACCATCAGTTTCGACTGTGCTAGTCCATTCTTGGCCACAGCCAACGGACAGGTATATCATCACATTGATCTTCCGCACAACGACAAGTGGTGTTATCGCATGAGTCCTATTGCTGATGATAAGAAGTATAGCACAGATACTAGACCATATGGACAGGCAGTGGTAGCAGATAAGTTGGTCGATCACTTTGACGAAAGCCCGATTAGTCTACAGTTACAAATGAAAGATGTTTGTTACTACAAGCCCGGCGATCTAAACAAGATTGGCAAGGAAGGCAAGACTAGTTGGGACAGTTTCAGTTATGCATTACTAATGGGTCATAATGTTTGGATGCACCTTGAAGCAGTTCAACGTGCTAATCGTGAATATGACAACGGATCATTTCCTGCTATGATGTGGAATCAAAATGGAGATTACGCTCGCTTCAAAGACATTGTTGATGCTATCTTTGCCACAGCAGATCGTGCCGAAGCAGAAGCCATTATTGAACACTATGACCGTTATTGGATGGACATTGTAGGAACACGTGGTTTCAAAGGTAAAAAAGCTAAAAACGCACACAGCCAGTTCAATGCCTTGTTTGAAGAAGTCGAAGAAGAAGACGATGATGTTGAGTTCGACGAATCTAAATTAGATCAACTTGAGGCCGGATGAGAAAACATTTCTGCGCTGCTCCTTGGGCTGGATTAAGTCTAGATCCTGACGGCAAGAGCAAGGTATGTTGTATCAATACTGCAAGGGTGTCAATTGACCAGTTCAAAGATGTTAAAAATAATCCTGTGTTTGCAGATATAAGAAAATCTGTAATTGATGATAAACAACATCCAAGTTGTCAAAGCTGTTGGGATCGAGAAGCCGGTGGTGACACTGATAGTCGCAGGAGTATATATCAATACAATGATTTTTTTCATGATCTTGACAGTGCCAACTCGTTTCAATTAGAGCATTTGGATTTGCGTTGGAGTAATACCTGCAATCTCAATTGTGTGTATTGCGGCCCTAGTTTGAGTAGTAAATGGGCCGACCTTAGAGGAATAACTCAAAAGTTTCGAATATTTCCAACTGTTAGCGATGCGGATTTGACCAATCTAAAATTTCTACAATTAGCCGGTGGTGAACCATTTTTAATTAAAGAAAATTTTGATTTACTAGAACGTTTATCAAAAATCAATACATCTATTAAAATTGAAGTAACAACCAATTTAACATTAATTAAGAATAATAAAATTTACCAATTGTTAAAAAACTTTGATGATGTGACGTTTGTAATCAGTTTTGAGAGCACTGGTCGTCGATTTGAGTATATTCGTAACGGAGCCAATTGGACCGAGTTTAGATCAAACTTGGATCAATTGTCCAAGGACTTTTCGGATATCCAAACAAATATGGTTTATTTTCCGTTGAGTGCCGTTGGCATCAGTGAAGCCATTGATGTTGCACTCAAACACACGGTTCCGGACAATATTTTTATTGTTAGCCAATCTGGAGGTCATGGATTTGACTTTGTAGGACAAAATGTGTTACAATCAATAAATCATAAAAACATTGAATATAGTCAACAACTTCCACCAATACTGCAAAAAAGGTTAATGGATCAAATACAACTGGCCAAGACCCAACGACAAACTACACATCTTCCTCTGTATGAAGAATTTGATCAACTAACCAATCAAACCCATCGTTTAATTTTTCCGGAATTGTATAATGAATAGAAATGGACACAACAACATTAGTTTCTTTATTGGAACCGAAGTTGAACACACACCTGCCGTTGGGCTACGCACCTTGTTTGTAGTAGGCCTACAGGACTCGCAAATCGTTCGTCAAGAGGCCATGAACAATGATTGTGAACACATTTACTTTGGAGCCAATCAAAGTTTTCCTGCATTAGAGATCAACGATGCAGAAGCCTGGCGTGACTGGGAAATGATGATTCAAGATTGCTTAGACCACAAATGGTTATGCACTTTGGATCTAGATCATGCACAGGCTGAAGGCTTACTAGAATCTGGGTTAGTAGAACATGATCGTTTTATTCCAATGATTTCAGTCAAACTGCCTTACATTCAACAGTTTGGATACAATGCCACTCTCAAAATCGATGACCGAGATTTTGCCGCAACCAATCCCGGAGTATGGTGTCACAGCCTACACGACTTACAAAAACGATCGGTATTTACAGACTGGTCTAAATACACACAAGATGAGGTAATAAAATGATTAGATGGTTATGGTCAAACTTGATGAAATGGGGTTGGGATTTTAATCGCAATATTAGAGAGGTTGATGATCGAGCTGAGAAACTTGCTCGTCGAAGAGGACGTGGTGCTATTCCTAGTTCTCTTTCGGTATGTGACGATGAAACCTCTGGCATTGACTTGCCAGATCCTATTAGATTTACTGTGCAGGCTGTTAATGGTGGCACGATCATCGAAACTCGTTGGTATGACCAAAAGAAAGACGAAAGTCGTGTCAAATTACATATTGTCACTTCTGACCAGGACTTGTCAGAATCAATTGGTAAAATTGTAACTATGGAGTTATTGCAAAGATGATACAAGAACAAAGAGAAACTATTGAACGCATTAAAGCAGCTGCTGGGCGCCAGATTTGGGTTACCTTTCGCAAGGAAGGTGTCCACTGCTATCCAGCGGCCGCAACCGATCCACAACTGGCCACTGGCGACGAATATGATGTTAGCTTTTTGGCTAGTCCTCATCGTCACATATTCCATTTTAGAGTATGGATCGATGTGTTCCACAATGATCGAGATATTGAATTCATTCAATTCAAACGTTGGTTAGAAAATTTATACAAAGACGGTGTTTTACAACTTGATTACAAGAGCTGTGAAATGATTGCCGACGACCTATATGTCCAAATTGCTGCACGTTACTCCGGTCGTTGTGTTATAATCGAAGTGTCAGAGGATGGCGAAAATGGCTGTTCTATTTCTTATAATCTTTCTCGGCCCAGTAGCTCAATTGTAATTTAAATGAAAATATTGATTTGTGGTGATAGTTTTGCAGCAGATTGGACTATTAAGTATCCGGGCCAAGGTTGGCCAAACATGCTGTCGCAACAACATGAGATTGTCAATTTGGCACAGGCTGGATGTAGCGAATACAAAATTTTAAAACAACTTGAATCAGCAGACCTAAATACTTACGATCGAATTATTGTGTCACATACCAGTCCTTACAGAATCTATGTCAAACAACATCCAGTGCATTACAATGATGTATTACACAAAGATTGTGATTTGCTATATGCAGATATAAAAGCACACTCTGTTAAAAACAAAAATCTTGTTCCTATTGTAAATTACATTGAAAACTATTTTGATCTTGATTATGCAAAAGACATACATAAATTGTTGTGTAAAGAAATCGAACAACTGCTTGAATCTGTTGCAGATCGAGTGATCCACATTGCCAATATCGATTATAAAACCATTTACAGTTTTAAAAATATAATCGATTTTAGCAATCTCTTTGCATCTAACGGTGGTTCCACCAATCATTATGATGCCAAAGGCAATGAAGAAGTATTTAAAATTTTATCAACCGCCCTTAAAAGGAACTATCATGGGTAAATCCCAATATCGTGCTAACCCTAGAGCCCTTCAAGCATTTGAAGATTTGTCCAACTACTTGGAATTCTGTCGTGATTACGGCTACAGGTACCGAGAGGAAGATCTGTATAATTTCCGTAGTTATGCTTGGCAACAATATAACAAGTTTGCACAGGGCAAACATGCTAAGAACATGTGGGATGAAGATAGCCGCAGATTCGCAGGACAACGTCGCTATGCGTAAACTATTCTACATGGGACTTGAGAGTTATGAGGCCCGCTACACACTACAACTTACCGAATGGAATCGACGTGTATTTGATCAACGTGGATTAGATGTTGTTTACGTTCCTGGCACTACTATCGACAATACACAAAGTATCAGTGTCGGTCAGGTGCTGGATGCACATGGCCGCAGTTACTTTGGCATGAGCCAAATGATGAATCTAGTTCAAATGATGCGTAATGGAGAAGTCACACATGAAGATGTTATCTACTTTGAAGACATGTTTCAGCCCGGTATCGAGAGTCTACCTTACATTATGGACCAGATTCCTCAAAATGCTCGGCCTCGCGTGTTTGTTCGCTGTCTTGCTCAATCCATTGATCCTGATGATTTCGTACATGTATGGGGTATGGCGCGATGGATGGGACTCTACGAACAAATGGTTAATGAGTTTGTTACAGGAGTTCTCGCCACGAACGAAGAGATGGTTGCTCATATGCGGATTGCTGGATGGTGT